GTATGCCACTTCTTCTGTTGATGTTGCGTACCCCAGCTTTGTCCAGATGCTTGGCTCTCTTAGCATCATACCTTTTATTGTGATCTGCGCTTTTCCGTTTTCGTATTTAGCGATAGAAGCTTCTGCATTTGCATTTGCCTCCGGAACCCCATTTATTCCCAATGCAAAGAAGTTTCTCATTGCCTCTTTGCTGCAAAAAAAGTGTTCCCCAGCCAATGCTCTCATTGTGTGTTCCATGATTGTCCTTTTCATTAAATTATATCTTTTTAAGTCTTCCGAACCAAGACATTGTTGTTTTTCCTGCTTTATTCGTATTAAAGATTCCACCTACAACTGCTCCCGCTGTTGCTTCCAGCGGTTTTTTAAATTGGTGGCCAAATGCTGTGTTCTGTAATCCTATTTCTGCTAATGGTATTCTCGCCATATCATTAAAAAATTTGTAATCTCCATATTCTGTTGTGAATATTCTTATATTTGCCGAAGTATCTGCCGTTGATGACGTGCTACTTGCTATTGCCCCGTCTACAAACAAAATATATCCGGCTGGAACCATTCTCAATGAAGATGAACACCTTGTATCCCCTGCAAGTATAATTGATACTGAAAAATCGGCAGCCAATTCTCCTGTCTTGTATGCAATTATATCGCCTGCTGCATATTTATTTACACTGTCTTCCGAAACATGCATACACTGTATAAATCTGCTGTCTGTAATTACTACTTCCACCGGAGTTTGTCCCGTAGTCGTAACTGTTTTTACTTGCTCATTTAACGCATAGTCCAAATAGTGTATATGTATTTCATTTATTCCAGTCCCCCCAACTGCGTCCTCTATGCTTGTGCTTCTTAAGCTTATCGAATCCCCTATTGTCTGATTGCAATAATAAAAAGTATATCCTGAATCAGGAAATATCAACTGGTTTACAATGGCTCCTGATGTCGATGTCGCCCCAAATGCTCCAAATTGTATATCGCCGTAATATCTTGTTATGGATGCGTATACCTTGTGATGCTTGTCCCTTTGTCTTATATATATATCTTGTTGTATGTCTTTTACTGATTTTCCAGGCTTTAAATAAGATCCTCTGCTTACGCTACTATCAAAAGCGTATTCGATTATAAATGTGCTTGTGTTTTGAAGGTCAAAAGAATAAAGAGTGTTCTCTATTTTTGTCCATTCATCTGCTAATTCATCCCCAAGCGGTATTTCTACCGTCTCAGTTGTCCTTTTCATCTTCTTCCTCTTCCTCTTTAAGCCCTGCCTCTTTTCTCATTTCTTTCCGCATTATTTCTTCCAAGATTTCATCTTCTAGTTTTTCCCTAATGATCTCTTCAATGTCTCTTCCCCGTTTTCTTGCTATTTCCCTTTGTGTCGTCAATCCGTTTTTGATGTTTTTGTCGTTTGCGTCCGCTGTTTTTGACGGCTCTATGTCGATGCCTGTTACTCGCATGTATTCCAGCTTGTAGTATTTGCGCGGGTTTTGCCAGAAGTCTTTTATTTCCAGCTTTCCGGCCATGACCGCCGCGCTGATGATTTTTCTCATTATCTTGTCAATCACTCTGTTTTTCATATCGTCAAATGTGATTGCCCAATTTATCTCCGTCAGCCCCAAAACACCCTTCATTGCGCTGTAGTTTGCGTCTGACGGGTCTTGGCCCGTGATAATTCCCGCCTGGCCCGTGGCCGCCGATGCAGAGTTTCTCGTGGTTTTTGATAATGATGGGTAGATGGTGTCTGTGGTATCTCTCTCCGTCACAATGTCGTCGCTAAGCGGAATTGCAGATAGGCCATGTGGCTTCACGCCCTGATTTGCCAATATTTTCATTATGTTTTTGATTTCGTTACTAGCCGCCCGCCTGGTTTCATCTGTGCTGGCTGTGTTCACCATATCTTTTGCCATTTTGATGATGTCGTCGTACAGTGCTGTTTTCCAATACTTCCCTGCTTTTGCTTTCTCGATAGCCGCTTCCAGTTCTGCCGAAACGTATTTGTCCAGTTTTTCGATACTTGGCAGTATTGCCACCAGTTTAGAAACCGCCGTGTACTGCTCAAGCGAAATCCATACCGGAGAAAAATAAATCAGCTCTTGCGCGCTCACTTCTTCCGATGCCGTCTTGCTCTCGTCTGTGTAAATCCATACCGACTCTATCTTGCCGTATTTGTCTTTTTTGATACCGTTCAGCGTATTGCTTCTTGTGTCTGTCTTTTTAATATCCACCATGTTCATGCTGACAAGCTCAAACTTGTACGGAATCCACCATGCCTTATCATAGTGGTGACGCACGATGAAACCGCCGTCTTTTTCGGCAAACGCAACCATCGCCCTGATCGCTCCGTTTAGATGCCATCGGCCAGTCACTTCGCAATTTTCGTCCTCTGACGCGATCTCTATGATCTCTTCAATTGCCTGGTTGATTTCTTTTTCGCCCTTTATGCGGCTCTGAATATTGATCCCTGTTCCGACCACTCCCGCTACTTTTGTTTCGATGATCGACATGAGGTGATCGTTGTTGGCCGCGTACCACTTGATAGACGCCCTGGTGTCCTCCACCCATTCGCTTGATAGCCTCTCTATGCTGTCGTCTGTGGCCCCCGCTTCCTCTATCGCGTCGAGGTCGGCTGCTTTCATGTACGGTTTGCCTATGAGCGCCCCCATTGGATTGTATACGTTACTTGACATTTCTGTAAATCCCCCATGCGGCAAGTTTTGCTTTCAATTCTCTTTTTTTTTCATAGAGAACTGGCAGCTTGGCTTGTTCGGCTGTAAATCCTGTTCTGCCGCCTTTTTGAAAACTTTGGCCGCCTTGTAGAATATTTGTGATTGTGGCTTGCACTGCTGCCAGCTCTTCTTGCAGTTCTGCTATTTCGTCTTCTTTAACGCCCATTTTAATAGCCTTTTTGGTAATTGTATCACATTTTTTCGCCAGCGAAAATAAATCAACCCATCATGTCTCTTAGCATATCCGATGGCTTGATTGTGTCATTTGGTTTTTTTGTAGAGTAAACCTGGTCTTTCATAGCGAACGCCATGCAGATTACCTCACAATCCCAATAGTGGTTATCTACCGATTCGTTTTTCTTTTCCCACGTCTGCTCCTTTGCTGCTCTTCCTGTTTTTTTGTCGATTTTGTAGACGTATTCCTCTGCTGTCATTTGACGTTCGTAATCTGTAGATACCGACTTTATTCCTGCTGCATTTCTTTCCATTGCTCGGTCTATTGTGGTCTGATTGATAAAGTATAATTTTTCTGTCCATTCTTCTGTTCCCTCATCCCCCCTGGATTTTTTTATTGATCTCTGTATTGTTGTGTTTAGCTCTGTTTTCAACAAGTTTGTGTTTAGCTTCAACGCTTTTAATGGAGTTTTTCTTCTTTCCCCTGATGTCATATCAAGTTCAAGTTTAAATTCAATGAACGGCCTTAACACTCCTTTCCCTGATTGGCCTATTGTCGGATAAATAAAATCTTCTAATCCTTGTCTTACTACCAAATCTGTTACCCATGCGTCAACTTCAATGGTTCTCTCCTTGATCCCCTGTCTATCTATTCCTACTTTATCAACCCCACGCTCTTGTCCGTTTTTTGTTTTGAATCTCCACCCCATTATTGCTTCTAAGTCTGATGTTGTTTCTGCTCTCCCGTATGCTATCGTGTGGTTGTTCCCCCCATACTCAAACGCCTTGATCGTGTACCAGAAGTGATCTTTTTGAGTATCAATCCCCATGTATATTCTGTAGGTGTCTTCTGGCACCACCATTTCTGGCAGCCCGTTGGTGCATAGCAGTATGTCTTCCGTCTCCGTCTCTTCTATTTCCGGTCTGTAGAAGTTGTTGAAATACCCCCTGTGTATCTTGTCTAGGATCGCTTGTTTGTTGTCGGCCTCTTCCGCCTTTATAAGCAGCGCCGCAAGGCTTTCCAGCGTGGTTAGGTACATGGTGATGGCGTTTGCCTCATACCCTATCGATTTTCCGTCTTTTGGCCCTGCGAACACATGCCACCCGACCTTGCTTGAGAATATTTGCTGGTCTCTCTCTTTGGTCGTCATTTTTGATTTGCAGTGGCTACATTCCAGCCTTGTTGTCTCCACCGCTTCGATTTGATAGCTTGAGAAGTCTATCTCCGCCTCTTCAATGCCTTTTTCTTTGGCGTACTCGTGCTTTTGCATGTACTTGATGTTGGTGTGATCCGGATAGAAAAACTTTTCGCAATATGGGCATTGGATTTCAAACCTCTTTTTGGTCTCACATGCGTTGAACTCCCTGTTTATCTCATCCGTTGGCGACACCTGTGTGGATGCCAGTATGATCTTTCTGAAAAACCTCTCGTAGGTCT